CAGGAGAGAGTACCCCGTCTTTCGAATCGATGTACCGGCGGACAGCACTCTGTATTGTCAGATTCTTCTCGGCTTCCTGTCGGCGCTTCCGGTCGATCTGCCATTCACTCCGGAGAGCTTTCGCCTCTGCCAGTGTCGGCGCTGTGAAGCTGCGGTAGTGTTTCTTACCTGTATCATCAGTATAATCATATGCTTGGATCCGGACAGAGCCGGACGGCAGGCGGTGTTTTGCTGATTTTTTTGCCATGATATCATCCTCCTTGGTGGGTATAAGAAATACACCTCTTGCAGGGTGCCCGGAAGAATGATATAATTCAAGTGTCGAATTTGATTATATCTTTCAGGGCAACCTGTAAGAGAAAATCTATGTGAAGCCGTTCGGTACGCCAATACCGGGCGGTTTTGCTATTTATATAACGTAAAAGATTGCAAAGTAAAAAAAATAAAAATTTATGCAGATAATAAGTCTAGGCTAGAACGACTGCTCCGCTCGCTCCACAAGATCGACTTTACGTCATAGTTTGTTAGAGCGTCAGTAATATTTTTGTTGAAGTTATTATTGTCATTAAGCAGAACGATTAATTGGCTATCTTTTTTTCTGGTGCTTTTGGTATCATTCCATGAAAATAATGCATTTCCAATGGTAGACTTTGTTGGATTGTTAATTGCCATACACAAGCGCTCTGGTTTGAATTGGGTTCGTTGTAAAACAAAATCATAATTATGAAAAAATCCTGATTTTCCCCTAAATTGAACATCTTCTGTACAATAAATATGGTTTTGATGAAAAAATTCCTGAATATCATCAAGAAACAGCGAGGAAACTTTAGTTCTCGAAGTCATATATAAATCACTAACACGAATCATTGCCTGCACAAACATATGTTTTGCTTGTGGAAAATCATGCATAGGCGCAACTGCAATTAATTCATTTTGTTTAAGCTTAATTCCATATTGAGACAGAATATTTTTGAGCTGTACTTTTCTATTAGGTGTTAGCTGAAAACCACTCATTGCAAGGCTATTTAATGTTTGACCATCATCTGAAAAATGAACATTTTCCCCGTCTTGGCGAACATATATTTGAAAGTAATCGTTGTACGAGTCCAAGAAAGGAGTGGTAATTTCAAAATATTCTCCCATTTTGGTAAAGGTAATTTCGCTTTTTAGCCAATCGGCATAATCATTAATACATTTTTGAATATCCATAATATACACTCCTTTCTGCTGTTAAAATAAATCAATTTGATGATTAATGGTAGGAGTATTCACAATGTGAAATTCTTCAAGGAACAATAATGTATTTTTAACAAAATCATTAGAGTCCAGATCATCTGCTGGAAATGCATTTTTAATTCCGTTCTCTTGTGTGTAATAGTGCCAATGCGATCCTGTGATTTTTTGACCGTTAGGATTCACATGTATATTACCTGCATTTATATGTAATTCCAACAATATTATACCATTTTTTGAAATTCTGGCACCATAATTATATTTGTTTTTATTTATTTTTCCTCTATAAATTTTAACAGTAAATAAATCACCAGTATCTTCGTGGCTGGCATCAAATTCAACATTGGCACCAGGGTCTGGAGAGGATAAAATATCGATAAGAGATTGTTTGGTAAGCTTTATAAGGCGAGTTGCCTCTTCTTTGGTTAAAGGTTCCATGTTTTTCTCCTTAACGTGTTTTTATTAAAATGCCATAGGCTATTTTAATCTTAACTCAATCAATTCCATCGGATATCCCGTGCAATCACAGAACTGGTTCTGCGTGCATCCGGAATAAGCTTGCAACAAATCCTCCGATATAAGCAGTTGAGCCGCAAATAAAAATTTACATTCATGTCGGATCTCGTCGGCAGTTAATAAAGCGATATTTTTTAATAAAACCCCTGCTTTTTTATCAAATGTAATTTGAGCATTTATGACATCATGTATATTCTCCTTAGATTCTAATTTACTATATTTTCTCGATCACCGCCAGATACGGTTCAAACATAATCAGATATCCATCCAGCTCCGTATAGCATCCATACTTTTCGCGGTAACACTCCAGCGCCTCTTTCAGAAAATCCTCTGACACTTCCAGGCACTCTGCCAGTTCGTGTAGGTTGCGGCAGTGCTTCCGGTAGCCTTGGATGATGCCAGAGAGTCCGATACGCTTATTGTAAGCCCACAGACGCGCCATGCGTTCCTGCTTTCGGTTTTCTACAGAATCTAAGTCAATGATCTGTCCGGCGGTGGTATGATGATGCCCCAGCTCCTCGGCCAGGACACAGGACTTCTCCACCGTTGTCATGCTCTGTCGGATGGCAATAGCTCTGTCACAGTACAGACCCCTGATGCGCTCACTGGTAAATGGATAATCATAAACCTCAACTCCATCTCTGCAGGCCTCTTCCAGTAAAGATTCATACGAGTTCATAAAATCCCCCCAGTACTAAATTATTCCAGCATAAAATACTGGCACCGATTCAGGTAGTACTTCTGTTCAAGCTGAAAGAGTGAAATTAGTTTTGCCACGGTTCCAGATTCACGGTATTCTTTTAAAGCTTCGAGGTATTCCGGCCGGTGTGTATCTTCAATAATCAGCGGAGAAATACTGTGACGCAGGCATTCCCGGAAAATGATAATGCGTCCGGTGCGTCCGTTTCCATCCTGGAATGGGTGGATGCTTTCATAGCGTGCATGAAACTTCGCCAGAATTTCCAGTGTGACGGTCTGAGAGTTATACCAGGCAAGAAGTTCACTCATTGCTTCCGGCACTTTGCTGGGGAGCACGGTTTCATACATGCCGACGATATTAGGACGCTTCTTGTAATCTCCAATTGCGTAACCGTTGGCGCGATCTTCAAAGACGCCGCTTTTCAGTTCATAGTGGAATTGTTTGATTAGTTCCTGGCTTAGAGGTTGTTTGATGGTTTCCAGCATTTTATTAAATGCCAGGAAGTGACCGTTCATTTCCTCAACGTCCTTCGCACGATAATAATCATCGGATTTTGGAAGTGTGCCAGTATCGAAGAGGGAAGCGGTCTGTTCTTCTGTCAGGGTGCTGCCCTCGATTTTATTTGAGTTATATGCCATCAGTCGCTGGGTAAAACCGTAAACTCCGGAACGGTCGCGGCGCTTCCATTCAATCAGAAAGCGTTCCAGCAGGAACTGGATAAATTCAGCAGTAGTCATATATCTTTCCTTCCTGAAATGATTATTTCCTTTTATTTCGAACAAATTCAGCAAACTGGCGAATCTCGGCCAGCTCATCCTCTGTGTATTCTTCCCCTTCAAAATGGGCAGCCAAAGTAGTGGGTTCTTTTGAATCGTAATCGGTTAGACCCATAAGTTTTCCTGGTGTAGTTCCGAGTGCATTTGCAAAAAGTAATATTTTGCTATTTTGAAGATCTACTTCACCTTTTTCAATTTTTGCTATAGAAGATCGGCTTGTGTATCCACACAGTTTCGCCAGCTCGTCTTGAGATAATCCCTTTTCTTCTCTTAGTTTTTTAATATTTTTATATAATTGGAGCATTTTTTTCTTCGCCTCCTTCTGATAAGGTAAATATAGCACAAGTGTGAAAATAAATCAACAAAAATGATAAAAACTGTTGACAGAAATTCACACAAGTGCTATATTGAAAATGTGAATTAAATTCAACAAGGAAGGGGGTAAAAATATGCCAGACTTAAAACTTCTGGAAACAATCGTTTCCAATTCCGGCATGACAATGGTTTCAATTGCCGAAAAATCAGGCATTCTTAGAGAAACATTATATAATAAAATGAAAGGAACCAGTGAATTTAAGGCTTCTGAAATTGCCGGGCTGACGAGAGCGCTTAAATTAACAAGCGAACAGAGAGACGCAATTTTTTTTGCAGATGAAAGTGAATTAAATTCAACAGACCTGTTCGCAACAGAGGACGAAAAGGAGGTGTAAGAAACGAAACAGATCATTATTAGCGGAGTAATATCTACCATAATCAACCATGAGGTGATTGAGGGATGGTTGGTGGAGGGAGGAAGCAAGTGAAATACGAGAATATCGAAGCTGAAAGAGCACGGCTTGGGTTGTCAAAAGATGGCTTTGCGAAGTCTTTAGGTATTGCGACAAAAACATATTATAACTGGTTGAATGGTGTAAACCCAATACCAAGCGATGCTCTTGTAAAGATGTCAGGCATATGTAAAGCGGACACAGATTATTTACTTGGTTTGACGGATATCCGAAGAAAGGACGAAGAAGTGGATTTATCAAAAGCAAAGACCTATGAATTGGTTGCCGAATTGAAAACCAGAGAAGGTGTAGAAGTAATTATGGCAGAACCGTATCAGAAAAGAGAGGTTTCTGTAGAAGGTCCTGCCGTGTTTTTTATTGTTACAGATTAACGTATTCTTTGATAGTTATAGTGCCCTTTGATGTAGTTGGCCAAATAGCTACCATGAGAAGAAGCTGACATCAATCCATTATACACAGATTGTGGAACATTGAAATATTTATACAGTCCGCCAGAGCGAAAACTTACATAAAGGGTTGTTCCATCGTAACCAATGGCGGAAATGTTAGATGAAGAAACGGGAATCATGTTCATAAGAAAATTCTCCTTTCAAAGATACGAGGTGAATACTGATTACAAAAAATAGTGTATTACAAAATATTACAAAAAGCAAGAAAAATATTACGTTAATATTACAAGAATGTTAAGAGGAGAGATGATGAGGAATAGGCTGGCGGAAGGAGGGGGCAAGCGAAAAAGTGAGAGTGAAAAGATTTCTGCACTGGTATTTCTGCGAACCAAGAAAGACATTGCTGGAATGGGTCATGGCAAAATTCCCAAACCTTCCAGTATATGCACCAATAATGTCTTTACTGTTGATAATGCTTCGCCCAGAAGTGGAATCTTGCATACATCGTATCCAGCAAATAGCGCAAGAACTGATAGTGTTGTTGGGATTATGAACCTCATTTGCTCTTTGCGTTTGATGCGTAAATACATTTTCCCAAATCTATTTACTGAATAAACTCCACGTACACGATCGAGTAGGCCAAGCCTCAAGAGATAATCAAGAGTGTTTTGATCGTACAGGCGATTGGAGTGAATAATCAGTAAAAGACGTAGTGTTGTTTTTTCTTTGAAAGAAAGTTCAATGTTTGAAAAATCGATAGAGTTCATAATTCCTCCTTTTGATAGAAGTATAGCACCGGGGAGATGTCGAAGACAAGGGTAAGATAGAGGATGGGGAATATGAGATAGAAGGGATGATAAATGAGCAAAGCATTTTTAAAGACTCCGGATTTTTGGCATTGGCCGAAAGACTGGGTGTCAGCAATCAAAAACCGCACCGGATGGACGGATGATGAACTGGCGGAGCGGGTCGGAACAGGAGCCCGGAACTTACGGTATATAACAAATAGACCGCCGACCGGAAGAACGTTGATTCTTCTGCGGCTGCTGAGTTTGTATCTGGAGAAGACAGGTCGGATTCCGGCGGACAAGGATCCAGCGGCATGATGGAGAATAGAACCTGTAGTACCTGCCGGAGTTGCTGGCGGTGTATGGAATCCGATCGGGAATACCCGTGCAAAAATTATAAGAAGAAAGCGAGGAAGCGTAATGAGAAGAGAACTGAAATGCATGGAACTGAGAAGTCAGAACCAGCGGATCATTGAGGTGCTGGGCGAGGAACTGAGCAGAGCACAGGCAGATCTGCAGTTTGCTTGGCGATTAGCCTTTACCGGTCTGGCGATTGCAGCGGTGGCGACCGGGGCGATGGTGGCGATTGCACAGGCGGCGGGGATGTTCTAAAGGAGGGATAGACATGGAGGCGGCAGTAGTTTGTATTCCGATTTCGGAAGGTCAGATAGAAAGATTAAAAGCGTTGTATCCGGTACTCAAGGAAGAAATTTTAAAAATATATCCAGATTTTGATGAGATGATTTCTGTTGATTGGATAGAGACCTTCGAATTCATTTTGAATCGAGAGCAGAACAAAGGTGCTGTTCGTATCCTGATTAACACACTTCTTACGTATGAAGAAGCGCGGCAGAAATCGGCGGATGAGCTGGGACACACGGAGTAGGGAGCGAACGATGAGCAGGAGAACCAACGGAACCAACCGCGCCGGGGCGATGGTAAACGCCAGCCGGTACACCGGTTATGGGAGACCAAAGAAAAAGACCGCCAGCTTGGCAGAGCTGAACGGTCAAATCAATAAAAATATTAACAGCTTGATTATATCAAGAGATTCGGGAGGATGCAATGGTAAAAGCAACGTTTAAAGGTAAAAGGGAGCCGATGGAGCTGGAAAAAGATATGATCCTTGGTGCCACGATCCAGTATGATGCAATCAGAGATTCAGGGGCGTTTATCATCGGTGATGTTAAATTTTCAATTCTTCCGGGAGCCCTGGCAAGAATGGCAGTGGCGTTTCTGAAAGCGTATTTTTCGGGAGAAGAGCTGGAGAAAGCGTATGCAGATTTCCATACGGCATTTCACACAGCTGCGGAAGCAGCATGGGAGGAGGATTCTGATGAAGAAGAGACTGGCAAAGAAAATTGAGAAGATGCGCCGGAAGAAGATTCATGAGGCGCTGGAGATGGTGTTGGAGATCAATACCACACAGGTAAGAAGTCAGGAGCTTACTGGACACAAACCTACGGCATTCTTTACATTCTTCGGAAATATTCCTGATGTTGATATTACCGTATATCAGAATGGATGGCGGTATGGAGCTGGACTTAGCGGACGGTACAGTAGACATTCCCACTCCGACAGTGCTGGAGGTATGGATCGGCTGCTGAAAGAGCTTGCAAACAAGAAAAAGGAGTTACAGGATGCTGGAAAGATGTGACTGCTGCGGTGTTTACAAGGGGATGACCGGCACACCAGAAGCTGGGAAAGTAGTAAGAGTTGAAAATGCATACGCATATGCTAAAGAGCATCTGGATGAGATGCCGGAGGAGGACAAGTAAGAATTTGTTAGGTTCTTCTTTTCCAGCGACTGGATAGAGGAGGACAAAGATGGATCTGAAATTTAGATTACTGAAAGCATCGGAGATTGACTGCCGCATTGCTACGGTCAGCCAGAAGGGCGTTTCGGTGCTGCTGTATAAAGACGCCCGCGTGGACCAGAACATCCTGGATGAGACGGTCGGTCCGATGAACTGGCAGAGAAGTCACAGCCGCGATAATGCGAACTGTACGGTCAGCCTGTGGGACGATGAAAAGAAACAGTGGATCTCCAAAGAAGATACAGGCACAGAGAGTTACACGGAGAAAGAAAAGGGGCTTGCATCGGATTCATTTAAACGTGCTTGCTTCAACTGGGGAATTGGCCGCGAACTTTACACAGCTCCGTTTATCTGGATCCCGGCAGGAGATTGCAAGGTGGCAGACAGCGGTCGAAAAGACGCAAGAGGCAATACAGTTTATACCTGCTATGACCGTTTTAATGTTAGCCGGATTGGATACGATGATGAACGTAATATCAATGACCTGGTAATTAAAAGCAAGGGCAAGGTGGTCTACTCCATGAAGCCTGTGACAACGGAAGGAAAAGAGATTCCGACGCCGGATAAGCTTGAAACAAAGTATGTGAACGCTCTTGCATTGGAGTTGAAACGCACAGGGGTAGGGCTTAAAGGGCTGCTGAAATGCTATGGCGTGTCTGATGTGCATGAGCTCAGTTTTGAGAACTGGAAGGATGCTATGGAGAAGCTGAAAGCGAAACCGGATGTGAATCTGAAACCAGTCAATACCACGCCGCCGGATGATGTAGGCGAAGGTCTCCCCTGGAATACACCGGAGCGGTAGCCTATGGAAGCGAAGGGAACACTGAAAGATGTGTCGATGGACTGGAAAACCGGTCGGATGCGGCTGACGTTTGAGCTGGAATCGGATGTGTCATCGTTGATTGACAAGATGAAGGACAAGCCCCTGCGGATCACCGTGAAGCAGTGGCGGGAGAAGCGGAGCCTGGATGCGAATGCATATTACTGGGTGCTTCTCTCACGGCTGGCGGAGGCGGCAGGCACATCCAAGCCGCAGGCGCATAATCTGATGCTTCGGCGGTACGGTCAGAATGATATGGCTTCGGGCGGTTTGTCGTATTTGGTTATTCCGAATACGCCACAAGCAGAAAAGAGGATAGACGAGGAAGAAATGTTTCATGCCCGCCCAACCACCGAAATAAAGGCAGGAAAGGACGGAGAGACTTATCGTACATATATCCTGCTTGCCGGATCCAGTACCTACGACACTAAGGAAATGAGTGAATTGATAAATGGGCTGGTATCGGAATGCAAAGAGCAGGGGATTGAAACCCTGCCGCCGGAGGAGTTGGCTCGGATGATGGCAGAATATGAAGAAAACCACAGGAAAGAAGATACATAGTGTGCTGGTGGATGATCTGCAGCATTGCATCGTGACGGGAAGCCCGGAGGTGGCAATGCATCATGTATTTAACGGTCCTTGCCGGAGTCTGTCGGATCGATATGGCTTTATCGTTCCGCTCCGGCCAGACTGGCACAATATGACGCCGTTTATTGCCGAGTTTGGCAAGAGTTATTTATAACGGTACAACAGCCACAGGGCTTGTACATAGCAACCCGTAGACAGCATCCTGGCACGCCTTACCGTGTTATATATTACCAACCTTTACAGGATGCCATTGGTTTACCGGGAGGGAGACCGACCCTCCCGCTCCGGAAGGGGGAAGCAAGTTGGCGAAGAAGAAAGTGACGCCGCAGATGGAGCTGTTTACCAGTGCATTATACAATGCATTGGGAGTAGGACATAAAAATGCGCAGACGCGCAAGGAGCTGTGTAAGCGCCTTAGATGTGATGATCGGATGCTTCGGGATGGAATAGAAGTTTTGCGGGCTGATTATGCAGTTTTGAATCGCGATGATGGAAAAGGTTATTATCTTCCAGAAGAAACGGATTCAGGGCGCGCAGACACAAAACGGTGGCATGAGCGGCAGGAACGTCGAGTACAAGCGATTCGCGCATCGCAGGCGGGAGCGCTTAAATTTATCGGAATGGGCCGAAGAGAACCTAAAGGCGTATATGGACAGCTCAGCATGTTCAGAGATGGAGGATAAGCAGGATGGGGAAGATGCAGAGAGAAAAAGGAAAACGCGGAGAGCGTGAGCTTGCTGGCATCCTGCGGGACTATGGATATAATTGCCGCCGGGGTCAGCAGTATTGCGGGACTTCCGGCGATGCGGATGTGATCGGACTGCCGGACGTACATATCGAAGTAAAACGAGTGGAAGACCTGAGACTTCGGAAAGCGCTGCAGCAGTCTTCCAGGGACGCCAGGGCGGGCGAGATTCCGGTGGTAATGCACCGGCGTAACTATGAGCCGTGGCGGGTGTCCATGTACCTGCAGAACTTCCAGCGGATGTATTCGGATGATATTTTCGATGAGCTGAAAGCGCAGATTCGCGGTGGAATCATTACTCTGCTGTTGGATACATGGATCTGCTATTACCGGGACTGGCAGGCGGGGAAGGAGATGGGCTTGGATGAGCGATAAGAAATCTTTTGTCATGTATGAGAGCTGGGGCGCTGCCATCGAAAAGATGAGCAACGAGCAGGCGGGCGAACTCATTAAAGCGATCTACGCCTATCAGAAAGACCCGGATGCTGTTCCGGAGGATCCGGCGCTGGCGTTTGTGTTTGAGCTTATCAAACAGCAGCTGGATGCAGACAGCCAGCGCTACAAAGAAGCGTGTGCAGCCAGATCGGAAGCAGGAAAGAAAGGCGGAAGACCGAAAACAAATGCTTCTGATAAAAAGCAAATGGTTTCGGAGGAAAGCAAAAAAAGCAAATGCTTTTCTGAAAAAGCAAAAAAAGCTGATAATGATAATGAGTATGATAATGATTTAAAAGAAAACACCCTAGAGGGTGTAAAAGAAAAGCGCTTCGCGCCTCCCACCCTGGAGAATGTGAGTGAATATTGCCGGAAAATGGGTTACACGAACGTGGATGCAGCACGCTTTATTGACTTTTACACCAGTAACGGCTGGATGGTCGGTAAGAATCGCATGAAGGACTGGAAAGCAGCGGTTAGAAATTGGGACAGGAGAGAAAAAAATCCGCAGAGGCAGGATGGGGCCGCCGAAGTCGCCAAGAAGAACCGCTTTCACAACCTGGAAGAACATGGTTACGACTACGATGCGATGGTGTGGGGCATGGTGGGCGCAGCGGCGCAGGGCGAGGCTGGAAGCGCTATGGAACCCGGTACGGGATGAAGGGAGTTAGAGGACGATGAAAAGCATGGATGAACGCCGGGCAGCCATCAAGAAGCAGCTTCGGGGCGGCAAGAGAAATACCCTTCGGGAGCTTTCGGAAGCGATTGGCGAGGAACGGGAGAGAACCAGAGCTGCGGTAAAGAAAATGTGTGCTCTGGGCGAACTGATTCAGGAGGGCGATGGTGTGCGCGGTCAGAAAGCGGTTTACCTGCTGACGCGTGTAGGCGAGGAGGAAAACGACGAGGAACTGGACAAGCCAGATAATCGTCGGATGGTAGACGGCATCTGGCCGGATGAACTGGAAAAGACCAGGAACCGCGTGCAAGTCGAGGATACGCTCAAAGTAATGCTGCTTGCCGACACCCGTACCAAAGGCGAGGTGCGGACCGTGCGCCGGACGGTTCGGGTAATCAGCAAGCATAGGTATCTAGTTCGGACATCCGACGGAAGCAGCAGTACATACGCGGAATTGGCGATGTATTACCGCGGGAAGATTCTGGATCGGCGGTAGTGATGCCGGTGTAGGCGAAGGAGGGAACGGAGGACTGTATGAGAACACGTTATAAAACCTATGCGGATTATGGGATGCTGAAAAGCGATGAAGAGAAAACGCGGGAGCGCTGCCTGAAAGCATCTGCGGAGGAAAGGCTTATTATTCTCCAGTGTGCGATCTCTGCGGCTCCGGGACTGGAAATAGCGATATACGATTCGATTACCGGCGGCGCCGGATACCGGACGCTTCTGCGGATGGGACGGCAGATAGCGGCAGGCGAGGACGATTTCTACGCTTACCGCCGCAAAACGTTGGCAGAGATAAGCAGATATATGAGGCTGCTGGGGAGGTGGAAGGAATGAAGAAAGATGCGGAGGACAGCATCCCCAAAGCGGCAGTGCTGGAGCTGATAAAAGAGATGGGCGGCTGTGATGCGGGCGACGAATATGCCAGAGGATGGGACGCTGCCTGTGATGCGTTTTACAAGACTATCATGGAGAGGTTTTGAGATGAATAGAGCAGAAACGACAAAATTTCTTGGCGAGTTGCTGGAACGGCAGTATTTAAGTGGGCTGGGAAAACATTGGGCGAAAGAGGTAAACATCGATCCGGGCTCAGCACGGACGCATCGCCGGATCGACTATATGTTATTCCAGCCAGCGGGACAGTGTAATATATCGGACATCGAAAAGGGAATCTTTACCTGTTACGAAATCAAGAGTTGCAAGGCAGATGTATATAGCGGGAATGGGTTGAATTTCATCGGAGAAAAGAATTACATAGTAACCACGATGCAGTGCTATAAAGACATTAAAGAGGATTATCTAAGCGGGGCACTTGACGCACATATCCGTAGTATCGATCCAGGATCGTCGACAGAATACGGAATCATAGTGGCTATTCCAAAAACGAGAATGCTCGAAGATGAATTTCAGAATCCGACACCGCTGGATGGGAACCTGGATAAATGGAAACTGGCGATCGCCATCAAGTGTTTTGACGGTCGCCGGAAGCGGTCAATGGTCGAACTATTGTTTTGTATGTTAAGGAGTGGACGATAAGATGAGCGAGAAAGAGCATGATAGAAAATGCTGGAACTGCGAATTTGATGATTTTTGCAGTTGGACGGCAGCAGGCGAGGAGGATGCCTGCGGGAAGTGGAAGGCGGAGGAAAGGAAGTCTTGCAGAAATGATTAACGGAGAGCTGATTGTAGACAACTTTGCCGGTGGAGGAGGAGCAAGCACCGGGATCGAAATGGCAACGGGGTATTCCGTGGACATCGCGATCAATCATGATCCGGAAGCGATTAAAATGCACAAGGTTACCGTTTAACTAGATTTCTTAAATAGTCAATAAATTATAGGAAGGGAGCCGAGACTCTGGCCAGAGTGATGCATATGCGGTCTCCTTTAAGAAAATGGAATCAGTTTTAGAGAGAATGAAACGTGAAGGAACGAGCGAAAAAATCGCGTCCTTCATGGTTAAGGAGAAACAACCATATGACTTCAAACGTAAATATGCACAAATCAGAGTGGAAGAATTTGCGCAGGAATGTGACAACAGAGGATTGAATTGCCATGTGTCAGTAGGTGGACTGGACAGCATTGTTTTGTATTTGTTCATCAACGAAGTGTGCGGCATTGAAGTTCCGGGTGTGAGCGCATCGTTCCTGGAAGATAAATCCATACAGAGGGTGCATAAGGCACTGGGAATAATCAATATTCCACCACTTGAACGGGCAGATGGTACGAGGTGGACAAAACAGAAGGTTATTCAGGAATTCGGGTTCCCGGTCTTAAGCAAGGAGATTGCAGCGAAGATCGAACTTTTGCAGAATCCATCTGAAAGGAATAAAACCGTGCGCCATGCAATCATAACTGGAGAAACAGGAGAATATGGCGGCTGGCAGAAAAACAGCCGCATGAGGATGAGCCAGAAGTGGCTTGAAAAGTTTGGTGGATACGAGAATGAGAACGAGGGAACAAATTATCAGAAGCCGGATTTCAAAGTTTCGTCCAAATGCTGCTACTACCTCAAAGAAAAAAACAGTGATGACTGGGGTAAGGCACATAATTCGGTTCCGTTTTTGGGGCTGATGGCTTCAGAGGGCGGGAGAAGAGCAAAGAGTTTGAGAATGCATGGATGTAATTACTTCGGGAAGTCCACAATTCGATCGGCACCATTTGCAATCTTCGGAAGACAAGATATTTTAACTCTTGCTCTTGAAATGGATGACATGTGGAGATCTGGGCTGAAAGAGAAGTATTACGAGAAGCTATTGAAAGAGGGAAAGATCGCAGAAACCTTTCAAATGCCTGAGACCATTATTCCAGAGATATATGGAACGATTGAGCATGATAGCACTAGAGCGTTGAGAACTACGAAGGCACAGCGGACAGGCTGCTCCATGTGTGGTTTCGGAATCCACATGGAGAAACGTCCACACCGGTTTGATCTGCTTTACCAAGATAGCCCAAAAGAATGGGATTATCTGATGTTCCATCTTTGCAAAGATGAGAATGGTAATGATTACGGCTGGGCGAAGGTGCTTGATTACATCGGTGTTGGATGGCGACCAGAAGAAATCGAAGAGGGAATTCCCGGTCAGATAAGCATTACAGACTTCCCGGAGGTGATGCCATGATTGACGGAGAGCTGATTGTAGACAACCGATACCGAGGCACTGGTAAAAGCAAATCTGAAAGAATTATGCGTTGCGAAGCGGCTGCCAAACTGCCGCGCGGATCGTCTGGGCGAGGATGCGGGCGGGCAGCTGAGGTTCGCGTAGGTCTGGAGAAAGCAGTTTCTGTTTGAAGCAGACGCTTTCTTTTTGTATTATTTTGATGTATGATAAAAGAAAAATATGTATGATGGGAGTGGTATAATGGCAAATATTATTGCAATCGTATGGGACTTTGATAAAACATTGGTAGATGGATATATGCAAGATCCCATTTTCGAACATTATGGTGTGAATGCACATGATTTTTGGAAAGAAGTAAATGAATTACCTGAGAAATATATGACCGAGCAAGGGGTTTTAGTAAACCCAGATACTATTTATTTGAATCAATTTATTCGATATGCAAAAGAGGGCAAATTCAAAGGTCTTACAAATGAAAAATTAAAGGAATTTGGATCAAAATTAAAATTTTATGCAGGAGTTCCGGAAATTTTTCAAGCAACAAAAGATTTAATAGAAAAGGATCCTATTTATCAGGAATATGGAATAAAAGTCGAACATTACATAGTAAGTACGGGGATGTCACAGGTTATAAAGGGCTCTTCGGTAATGCCGTATGTAGAACACATATGGGGGTGTGAGCTAATTGAGGGAGAAGATAATCAAGGAGCTCCTTGTATTTCTGAAATAGGCTTTACAATAGATAATACGAGCAAGACCAGGGCGTTGTTTGAAATTAATAAAGGAGTAAATAGTAAAGATGGGCGAGAAGGTGTTAAGGTAAATACTAAAATTCCAGAAGAATTACGACGAGTTCATTTTATAAATATGGTTTATATTGCGGATGGACCAAGTGATATTCCAGCATTTTCAGTAGTAAATAAAAACAATGGTGCAACATTTGCAATTTATCCAAAAGGAGATAAAAAGGCAATGAAGCAGGTTGAACAAATGCGTGTAGAGGGCAGAATTAATATGTATGCTGAGGCGGATTATACGGAAGGAACAACGGCATATATGTGGATTTGCAATAAAATAACAGAATTTGCAGAAAGGATTAGAGAAGAAGAAAAGGAAAAGATTGCAAAGTATACATCAGCAGGAGAACCAAAACATTTAATTTAGTAGTAAAGGGCATTATGTTCGATAAAACCAAGATACTTTTTTGAAAAAGTGACTTTTTGAAAAGGTTAGCAGATGCTATAATAAAGCGGTAAGGAGATTTACATAATAAAAAACCAAGCACCCAAAGATGCTTGGCTCTTGTTGGAAACGTTTCCGCCGTCCAACTGGTTTATAATCCTATTTAGCGATTTGATTATAACACGGTGGAGGCTCTTTCGCAAGGGGAAATAGCGAAAGGAGGGCGATATTCATGTGGATTTTTAGAGCATGGATGACAACCAAAGATGGTCAGCGAATTTACGCTAAAGACCGTGGTAAGAGAGCTTTTCGGTTTTGGGTTGGTCCGGGACCGGAGCCTGTTAAGAAAAATCAGCTGATTTGTGGAGGACTTTTGCCAGTTGGAGTACCTCTGGTTTCAAGAAAGGAGCCGGAGATATGGCTAAAACAAAAAGCAGTGTTAGAGGTGCGCAGAATAAAAAAATTGTGGTGGTAAAACCGTATGTAAGAAAAGATGGTACTAAGGTAGATGGCCATCGCAGATCTACGCCGAATTAATGTGGGCTCTACGCTAATAGTTGTGGGGAGATTCTAAGGAATCCCCCACAGTTACTAATGTAGGGTCTTTAATTAACCAGGTATCTTCTAGTTGGGTGGTAGCTTTTGCTTTTTGTGAAAAATTCAAGGAGAATTTGGAAATGTACAATGATTTGTGGAAGAAAATAATTATTGCTTTGATGGCATTTATAGGAATACAAATTGTTTTAGTAATAATTCCGGGCTTTGTGATTTTACTAACGACCCCTAACATTATAAATGTGAATACGGAAAGCCAATGGATCAGTTTTTGGGGAAATTACTTTGGCGGGCTTATTGGTGCAATCACATCGTTAGGTGTAGTAAGATTGACAGTATATTTTGAAAATAAAAAAGAAGATAAAAAGAATAAGAAAAAGTTTTGCGAGGAAGTGATAAGCGGTATTATCGAATTAGATATATTATCTGAAGAAGTTTATGTATGCGATGAAGATTTGGCTAAGTGTTTGAAAGATGAGGCTCAAAAGGATATTCTATATGGGAAACAAGTAAAAATATTGAATATGTTTTTAAAAACAAAAACACTATTAAAAGTGAAAATTTATTCCGATAAATATAGACTTAAATATATGGAACCATTAACTTTGCATCTGGAAAAATTGGAGGATATAGTCCAAAAGTTGACAATAAAGGAGTATTGTGCAGATAATATAGATGATTTTTTTAAAGGCAACGTTAAAAATGTATACCAAGAATTAGTAACGGAATGCGAGAATACCGAAGAAATGTTAATACGTTTTTTCAAGGATAATGTGGAATAATAAGGGGGAGAATTAACGTAGTAGCTCTTTTGTGAAGTAGATTAATGGAAGGGAGAAAATGCGTTTTCGATATGATATGCTCTTCGAAAAAAGGAGGTAAAAAGAAATGCGAAAGAGAATGAGAAGGGAGTGGTTGGATGTCTACAGAAAAAGATGCGAGGAGCGGAAGAAAGAACTGGAAGAACTCATAAGAATAGCAAACATGATTGATAAAGAGCATTGGATTCAAAACGGAGTGCTTGATAATTTGAATCATCGCTTGCGGGCTGAAATGGCGAGAATTGGGAAACTCTCTGGATAAAGAAGAATAAAATTTGTATACATTGCTTAAAGAGTCGTTGCCGGGAGATTGGCAGCGGCTCTTTTTTGCTTCAAAAATTCAAATGTGCAGAGAACCCTTATTATTCCAACATGATAAAATGATGGCAGAATGCCAGAAATAAGGGAAGTGATAG